TAGTCCCATAACTTTTCTCCTTTGTTGTTTAATCCTAATGTCTTATCGTATCTTATATACTAATGCAACAATTATCTTTTAGAACCATTCTAAAGTAGAAACCTAACCATTTGCTTTTCCACAGCAGTTACCAGCAGGGGGCTCAGCTCCATAGTAATCCAACACAGATGTTATCCATTACTTCAAACGAGACCGAGCTTTACCATCAGCTTCCCAGCGCCAGTCCTGTACTCCATTAGCAGGTTACGCTGCACGGGCCCAGCTTTAGAAACGAGACGACATGTGGGCATCAGAGTATACCAACGAGCGAGAGCATCAGGATCCCAGTGCCCGCTAAGGTGAGTCCTGGGAACATGAAGAGAAGGCACAGCCAGACGACAACGATGGTCACTCTCCTGCAGCTTCTGCTGCAGGACCGTCATCCTTCACCTCCGATTCTTTCCAGGTATTTCCATTAGCGATGCAGCGAGATCCGGTACCACCGGTAAGTGCATATACTTTTCCTTCTTCAGGCTTGTCAATTGAGTCGGGAGCAGCTCCAGCTGCTTGTGTTTTTTTGTTCATATCTTTTTTCCTTTGTTGCGTGTGCGGGAAGTACTTCCACTGGCCAGACATCCGCGCACACTAGGTTAACTTTCATGACCAATACCATCAACCGTAGTCAATGCTGATTCGAATAGTGAGGCAGTCATTTTCACCTGTATCGGCTCCCTATATATAAGATACGATGGGAGACCTGTCAAGGCCTTTCTTTTATTTTTTTTAATCTTTCTTCGAACGACCATTTCTTTTCATCGGGTAGTTCTTTTACCATCTGCTGTGCCAGCTCCTGAAGACTGGCCACCTGCTGCGCCAGCTCACCAACTCTCTTGTTGTATGAACGAGCTTTGTTCTCTGTTCGAACGAGATCTAATGCATCGAAATCTATTGCCATATTTTCTCCTTTGTTTGTCTGACCATACGACATCATGGGATACTCGTCAAGCAAAAGTTTCTCCTGATCCCAGTCTGCACCCCCCTGAAGCTGACGCTGCATGGGGCTCACCGTTATCCATTAAACGAGAACGAGGTTTCTCCGTGAACGAGAACGAGAAACGAGAGCTTCCTGCTGCTGGTCCCCAGGCCACCGAAATAACAAAGAGGGAAAAGATCGGTGGCCAGGGCACGAGAACGAGAGCTACGCTGCTTCGGGTGAAGATCCCAGCTCCTGCAGCATCCTGCGCTGGACCAGTGGCCATTGTAACGGGAACGAGAACGAGGCAAACGGGACGAGGGAACGAGCATCAGTAAACACGGACACCGGTCTGTAGAGTTTAAGCGTCTTCTGCAAGAGGGTCTCATCCAAGATGATAACTTTACCACCAGCCATTATATATTTGTTGATCCAAACAATTTGCCACTTATTTAGCTTCGGATAACTTAATGAATCTGATTTTAATTCCATCCAAAAAACTTCATTACCCATAACTGCGTGGATATCTGGAATACCATTGATTGTGCTAGATTCTACGCGAGTTAAAAAGCAATCAGTCAGTCCTTTTTTTACCTTTTGCCATAGTCTGGATTCCCCATTTTTATTAGACATGATTAAGTAAGTTAATTATAATTTAATTTTTCTAATTGATTTAATTACTGCTGTTGGAATAATAGTTGTTGCACCAATATTGTCAAATGTTGGTTTATCTTTAGACTTGATGTAATCACTAAATATCCTTGTAATACCATTCTTTTGACTAAGTAAGTAACCTTTTGATACACATACAGGTAATTGTTCTTTGCTCAAATCTTTTGTGCTAGACCAGCCGGCATCACCTTCGATATCAAGCCATTCTATTTCCACAAATGGATAATCTTCAATAATGTTTCCGAGATTCTTAAAATCAAAGTTTAAAATTTTAGATTGTTGTCTCTTTTTTTTAATCATCAATCTTTACCTTAATTTTACCAACTGAAGTAGTCATGGTGGAATTGTGTACTTGGTTAAAAACATCTAACCACTCAGACCAACTAGCCTTGTTCAATTTCTGCAACGTCTTCGGATTCAACTTCAATCGTTTTGGCATTGTGCCCATCGATCTTGTTTGATAGTTCCTCGAGCTTTTTTTCAAGTTGCTCACGTGACATACCCTCCAAACCACTAACAGTTACTTCTTTACGATCAACATAAGCTCCAGCCAATTGACCAGATCTATACTCAGCGTTAATAGCAGCAGCGAATTGTTTTTCTTCCTCTGCCTTGTTAGCAATTCTTTCTAACCTTTTGTATCTTCTAAGGTTGTCACTTGTGTATTTTTTTACTTCTCTTTCAAATAATTTATCAAAGTAATTTGCTATATGAGGGCTGTGTTTTCTAGATAACATTCTAGATGCAACAGATCCATAATCTTTTTCATTAGTACATACATAGCCTGCACGTTTAAGTGCTTCAGCTTGTGTTATGTTACCCCAATCCTGTACATAGATTTCAACAAACATTTTTTGTTTTGGAGTTAAATCTAATTCAGTTCTTAATGATTTTTTTTTAAGTCCACCAGGCATTACTTTCTGCCTCTAGGTTTTTTAATTTTACTTTTTATGAAGTATTTTATATCACCTTTTGCAGCGTCTCTTGACTGTGCTTTTATGTTTTTACTCGGTTGTGCTTCCATCATTTGTTTAATGGTTTTACCACCACCCCTATAATAAGATTTAGCAGCTTTTAACACTTCCTTACCCAATGAATTTATAAGTAGAAATTTTTTATACATGTTAAATCATACCACCTTTTTTTTCTTTCCTTACTTCTCTAGTCAATTTACGATCAACTTTCAATCTTTTTAATGCACTTTTAGGTAGTATCAATCTATTGAATCTACCTTGTCTTTGGGAAGGTGAATGAAATGGAGATCTTTTAGGTGCAAATTTATTAAATAATCTTCTACCGACAGCAGTTTCTCTTGCTGTCAATCTTCCTTTTAATATTAACCTATCTTTTTTTGGTACTGTTTTAAAATCACCTGTAGTTTTTGCAAAACTTTTTGCTGCTACAACACGTTGTTTATCAGCTTTTTTAGTTTTAGCTCTTTCAAAAGCAAATCTGCCTTGAAATTTATCATTAATTTTATTACCAGGAGCGGATGAAGGTGCTTTCTTTTTACTAATACCTCTAAGTACATCTACACCTTTTTTTAAAAGTAATAGTTTTTTCATCATAATTTTCTATTATATAGATTTTTCAGAGTAATGACTACATACCCAAAAACTTTCGATAACGTTCCCGCAAGAGTGGTGTCCCTAAGGGACACCAGAGGGACACCAAAGGGACAGTACTAAATTGATTAAAAGTGTTGATATAATTGATTAATAGCTTACAGGGACACCAGGGACACCTCTTTTACCCCCTGGGGTACTTTTTATTAGTCAGGGGTCTAGATAATCTATATAGTAGATATTTTTCCATTGTCCGGTATCCGTTATTCTGGTACAGTTCAGCTGTGTTCAATCACAATTGGTTAATTACTTCTGGAGGTTTTTCGAGGAATTGCTCCCTATGTTTTCCTCCAGGAGTCAAACACATTCGACCCCCGTGACTAGTCCTCTAGTCTTTTTAAATTTTCTTTTAGTATCAACTTTTTAATAATTCTTCTCTCCTCCTTAGTATTACACTCTCGATACCTCTTATATAAATCTCGATACTTAATCCAGGATACCTGTAATTTCGAAAAAAAAATTTTCCCACTGTCTACCATTTTCATATACTCACCACGTACAAACTCAGGATCCATATCAGCCCCCCAACAGATGTCTTGAAATTCTATGCTGTTACTAACAAACCACTTATGAGAATCATGCTTATAATATGTCTCTTTCTTAAAACCAGATGGATTAACAGCGTCCTCTAACGCCTGCACCAGTATGGCCTGGAACAATCGCTGTTCTGCAAAAGCTTTAGGTTTTACAATCTCTAAGCTCAATTTAATGCCCAAAAATTTGAGTAAGCTGGGAGCACAAGTCATAGGCTTTCTTCTTATCCATTAAAAATGTTTTAGATTTTTTATTTTTCTTAACTCTAATGGATCTCTTTTCGTACACTCTAAAATACAAATTCCACATGCGCTCAAGGTAGTTCATTTTGTCCTCACCTGTCATGAGGTCCAACAATATAATTGAATCTTTAAGTAATCCCCTAGCTTTTTTGGTACTCATCTGCATAACCACGATG